CACATCACATCACAAGGGGGTCAACATTAAACCCCCCCTAATTAATCATTGTCCTATAATACATAATATGTTGCGTTCCCTATAAACACTGGGCTAAACCTAACAAACATTGACCTCATTTTGTGACCATATACATAGACAATGTACCTTGTTTAAACACTTACAAGAAGGGGATAGCCTGTTAATAAATTTCCATAATAAATACCTTGTTTAAACTGGATATAGTGTAAACTGGAGTATACAAAGAAAGAGGAAACAATGAAGACTAATCTAAACCAAAACTCTAGATTATTGGAAGCTAAAAATCCAGTACATATAGAGCACTTAGACAAATCGCAATTAAAGCCAGAAGAATACCTAACTAAATTCGCAGAGTACTGCGTTGAGATTGCAGTGCAATCAGGGCATGGAAGCAGAGAGAATCTAGGAAATGGGCTAACTGTCCATATCTCAGATACTAGAGGCAGAAAAACTTCTGCCAATGCAAACCTAGGTCATGCTGTTGGAATCTGTTGGCATTCAATAACTTCAGAGGGAAACCATAGAAGAATTGAAATAGATAGAGAAACTTCAGACACTATAAAAGCACTAGAGATTATTGCCCATGAAGTGAGTCACGCAGTGACTGCAGAGGGCACTGGTCATAAAGGTGCATTTCTAGATTTAGTGTTTAAAGTGTTTAAACTAGGTGGCATTCCAACTGCTACTGCACCAACCCCAGAGTTTAAACAACTAATAGAAAATTGGTTAGTGCAAAATGGTACATATCCACATATAAGGTTTGTGGATAGAAGACCTAAGCAAACTACAAGAATGGTAAAGATTGCTTGTATAGATATGGGTTGTGGAGGTGCTACTAGAGCTAGTATTAGACAAGGATTCGGCACAATCTTTAGACTCTCTTCGGCTGTAGTGTTTAAACAAGCCGATACAATTTGTTGCCCAGTCTGTAGTGGTGATGTATCAATAGAATCGGAGGTCACACAAGATATATACCAATAAGTTAAATCTCCCTAACAAACAAGAAGCCCTCTTCGGAGGGTTTTTTGTTTACCTCTATTTACACGATACAAGCGATTTAAGAGCATCTTATTCATTAGGCTACTGTCTACCAGAGTTGTCATATCAAGACCATATAGAGCAAATAAGGACATACTATATGTAGTGGTATTAAGATTCCTGTCACCTTGTTTAAACAGGTGTTGTCTTGTCAAGGATATTTTAAGATTCTTATGTAAATAAGTGTTTGCATAAACCTAGGATGTAGTAAGGTTATTAGTAACAAACAAGAAAGAGAATTATGAATCAGATAAAACAATTTCAAGGACATGTTAATCAGTCTTTGATGGATGCAGGTAAACATAAAGATGAAGACTATCTTCAAATTATGGGTGACTTGTTTAAACAAGGTAACCTAAATCTTGAACAGGTCTTTAATTTTATGGCAACACTTGCAAAAAATAAAAAGAAAAAAGTTTATGTTGATTTCTTAGACAAGAATGAGGACATAAAAACAAATCTAAAAGACACAGTGGATTATGGTTGGGTCACAAAAGATGGTGAGTTGACCGAACACTGTTTAAACAAACTAAAGGAGATGGTATGAAAGAAAGAATAACTAGCAAAAAATTAGAAGCATCTGTTGATGCTTTAAATTTGACTGTAAATAGTACTAGAAATATATGGTCTAAGGATTCAGATGGAAACCTTATATCAAGAGAAGGCATGTTTAAACTAGACACCAATGTAGGTGGCTATCAACTAACAAAAATTGTTAATGATGGTGGAGGGGAAACAGACCTTAGCCTAAGAATGACAGCAGGAGAGATGCACAAATTTCTTTCAGGTTTATTTTTAGGAATGAAAATACAAATGGAAAGACAGGTTGTTTAAACAATGGAAGGTGTAAGAGGCATAGATTTTTCAAACTGTTATCACGCAAATTTGTGGAAACTTTTTGAGATGGAAGAGAAGGACAGTCAAGAATGGGTGCTAGTACACGCAGTCAGAGAAATGGCTTCAGAATGGTGGGGTGGACACGCATTCTTATTAAACAAAAAAACAAATAAGATTTTAGATTTCTCTAATCAGAAAAAATTAGAGGGAACTAAAGAAGAACTGTTTAAACAATGGAACATCCAAGAGGATGGTGACAGAATGTATTTTGAATACACGAAGCAACAGTGTTTAAACAAGGTAGCAGAACACATGACTTATGGGTCATGGGATTTGTTATTTGAAGATTGGCAGAACAAAGCGTGGGCTAAATATATGTCAGAATATTTTATCCCAAAGTATCAGCCGATAATGCACAAACAAAGAACAGAAAAGGAAGGAGTTGTTTAAACAATGAGCAACGAAATAAAAGAAACAATAACTAAAGGACAAGCTATGGATATTGCAGACACTCAGAAATTTAATGAGGATGTCAACGCAGTACGCATAGATGGTGATACACAAAACAATGTAAGAAGCGCATGGGAAGAAAATGATGCAGTCACACACAACCCAAGGAAACAAAGTGATTTCAATGAGAAATTAGACTTTGTTAATTTGAGTATTGATGGGATATATTCTTTCAAGGAGGATTTGTTTAAACAAGGCTTCTATGTGACAGACCAAAGACATGGTGCAGGGATTAGTGTCAATGGATATGCCAGAGTAGAACAGGAAGACAGAAGAGGCTCACGAGATGGAGGATTCAGTATTTATTTTGATAATAAAGAACAAGTAATCTCTTTCGCAAACAAGTGTCTTGACATGCTTCTAATTGCAGAGGAGAGGAAAGCCCTTGATGAAAGATACAGAGGTAATTGGAATGATGGGAAACACCCAGATATTTACAAGCACTTTCCGAGCATGATTGACAAAATCAAATGTGAAACTGGTAGGTACTACTGGGATGCTAGTTTAAACAAGGCAGTAGAAATCACAGAAGATACAGACCAAGACATAATTGATTCTCATTATTACAGAGAGATTGACAGTGATGGAAACTTTGAGCCAGACTGGAAGAACGAAGATGCAGAGGAGAAACTGTTAGGTCTTGAAGCAGGACTTCAATCTAACTGGAAGGAAGAACACTTCCAAGGAATCAACCTAGCACAGATTCAAACTGGTGTTGGTGATGGATATAGAAGAGAAGGTATCGCACAACACAAAGGGAAAGACCCTAACGACAAGAGAAGAAACCAATGGACAACTAAATTCTACATGACAGATGGAACTGTAGAAACATTAGTAGGTCATTGGAGTATGACTACAGCAGGTACGATTACAAGAAAAGAATACCTAGAAAAGTAAAACAGGATAACAAGGTAGGAGGATTCAGCCCATCCTCCTCACCTTGTTTAAACAAGAAAGGAAAAACAATGGCAATTAAAGAGTCTAACTATGATGAAAACAATTTAAAGGCATACAAAATAGTGGTCAAGTTTGATGCAACTAATGAAGATGATGCAGAGGATTTTGTAAACGACATGAATCCAGGAGATTGGCTAGAACATTTAGAAGAGGAGAAGGAATAATGGCAGAAGAATACTCAATATACGAGGTAATTATTTCAGACAGCAAAGGCAATCTATTTAATTATCACAGTGACTATATGAACGAGAACTTTAGTTACGATAAAGAAGATGACCAAATAACAGAATATGTACCAACACAAGTACAAGTTATGTTAGAGGACAAGTTACAAAATGCTACAGAGGTTGCACAACAACTGTGGTTGTGTCTACGCAGAGGCTACAAATATGATGAAGCACAGATACACATGAAAGCATTTAGAGAAGGTAAGACAACTATGAAAAGAGTTGTAGTAGAAGACAAGTAGTTTAAACAAGGTGTAGGATATTTCATTGTTTGACCTACACCTTACCTCTACTAAAAATTATTATTGTCTACACAAATAGACAAGGAGGACACTATAATTAAACAAGGATTGACATAGGAGAACTATGATATATCAAGTAATAAGTGTCAGTATGTATGGTGGCAGAATGACATGGGAGTTTGACAACGAGCATGATGCAAAGTGCAAGGTAAGAGAACTCAAAGATTATGGCAGTATGTTTATAGTGAAGTTTCAAAAGATAGAAACTTCTAAATAATCAATACTAAATAGAAGAGGAGGAAGTAGCTATGGCTAATATGTTTGATGACCCCAAATCATTACAGACATGGGCTATTAAATTAGCAAATGCTTGTGGTGGTCAGAAGGTGGAGAAGTCTATTACACTTACAAAGACTAACCCCAAAAGACTCAGAGAATTATTAGATGAGTTTGTCAATGACCATAATGAGAACACTATAAAAATAGCAAACGAAATTAACAAGCAAGAAAAGAAAGAAGAGGAGGAGTAATGACAGATTACTATTGGATTCCAATCCAAATTATAATTGCGTGGTTTGTATTATACATGGCTACAGCTTTGATAGTTGAAAGCGTTATGTGGATATGGGATAACAGACCATTTAGATATATAAAGTTAAGCGAAGATGCAGTTGATTTTATAAATGAATTACAAAGAGATATGTATGAGGATGATTTTAATGAACTTAGATAAACCAACCTTGATTCAAAAATTAAAATTCATACAGAAAAAAATTGACCTAAAGACAAGTAGTTTAAACGAGCTACACAAAGAAAGAAAAAGTGTCATTGTATTTTGTTATGCTAATGGTATGTCAGCAATATCTATCGCACAAGCATTGAACATGACACGACAGAGGGTATACAAAATAATTGAAGACAACAAAGAAGAGGAGGAGTAATGCCTAAGTTTGATTTAAACAACTACGAAACAGTAGAAGATAGGCTTAAAAAATTTTGGAAAGATTTTCCAAATGGTAGATTAGACACACAAGTTATACATATTACAGAGGATGGAACATGCGTAACAATAAGGTCTGAAATATTTAAAGACATGGAGGATGCAAGACCAGTCAGCACTGGTATAGCACAAGAAACTAAAGGACAAGGTGGATTCGCAAATGCAGATGCTTGGATGGAAAACGCCGAAACCTCTAGTTTAGGTAGAGCTTTAAGTAACTGGAACTATCAAGGCACTAATAAACCTAGACCTAGCAGAGAAGAAATGTCTAAGGTACAAGTGGAGAAGAAACCAGTAAAGAAACCTACTAAGAAAGAACAAGAAGCTATGGAAAAGGTTGCTGATGAAATGGTATCAGAAAAAACTGAGGGCAAGAATGCTAAACAACTGAATAAAGTTATTGCAGGTTTTGGTTTTAGTAAAGATGTAGCCGATACATATAAAGCAGAAGCCTTTAAAAAATCTAAATTATCTGATGATGTTGAGTCATGGAATAATGATGAGATGAGTAAATTCTTAGATTTATTTGAGGTAGCTTCAGAAAAAAAAACTAATCCGATAGAAGAAGTGTTTGGAGAAGTGATAGAAAAAGTAATACCTACATGCCCTGAGTGTAATGAATCACAGTGGATAGAGGACAACAGGGAGAAGAAAGATAAAGACCCAGAAAAATTTGGGGCAATTCCAAGTTGGAGTTGCAGTACATATCAAGGTAAAAAAGGTTGTGGATGGGTAGCGTGGGGTAACACAGACTGCCCTAAAGAATGGCTTTAGAACAAGCAGGTGGAGGTAGTTTAAACGACCTTATAAAAAAAATTAAAGACAGGTTTCCTGAACATAATTTTGACATAACACCTGAGCCAGATACAAAATGCAAAAGCCCTTATGACTGTAAGGGTTTACGCAACATAACTTATATTGATACAGAGGGTGACATCTATTGTGGTAGAAGATATAAACTGCAAAATGATAACAACCCACACGCATGGTCATACAAGGAGTGTCATGCGTTACTACAAAAGAAAAGACAAGGAGGAATACAAGATGAAATACCATTCTAAAGAGGCAGATTATGGTTTCAATGGATTGATTAATATATTTAATCAAAAAGAAATAGACATGAATGACTGGGTGTTTAAACAACTAGACAAAGAACGAGGTGGTATAAAGTTTATGTTACCTAATGCAGAAGGTGAAATCTATTTAAAGTGGGATGACTTATATTATATTGATATTACATTTGTAACTACAAAGCAAAAATATAATGAAGCAGTTTCATTGGGTGATTTAAAAGATATGATTACTTTATTAGAAGACCAAAGAAAAAGAACTGTAGTAAACATAAGAGAAATGTTAATGGATAAGTTTGGTAGTAATAAAGAACGAACAGATGGTAAACCTTTCTAATGGGTAGTACATACAAAGACTCATACGAAGATAGAAACTCTGGTGAAGACATGGCTGACATATCAATGCAAAAGTATTTGGAAGCAGGAGGAAATGAAGAGTACAAAGATTGGATTAAAGTAGGTACAGACCCAAAGAACAATAAGCTAGATTTGTTTTGGTTTGCGACAAAGATTCTTTTACTACCTGATTATATCATGGTTAAGAATGGCTTTATATATTTTATAGAAGTCAAGGGTACAAACAGATTAAAAGAGGAAGACTACTACAAAATACAAGAGATGGCTTACAAAGGTTCTCGCTACAAAGAAGTTAAAGTAGGACTAATGTATTTTGCAAACAGATATGCAGACCCTAAATGGTTTAATCATTTAGACTTACGAGATATATGGATGAATGATGATATACCTATGAAGTATTATCCTGAATTAGATTTTATAGGTAATAAAAAACCCTACAAAGAAATACCAATTTAAGCCTATAAACACTGAACATTTAGACCACTGAGGTTTGATTCTAAGCCTATAGTTTTTTATTGTGGCACTATGTACTACAGAATTTTTAGATTATCCCAACCTTTTTTGTTTACTGTAAAAGTAAGCACACCTGGATGACTCCACATACCACTTCTTGCAGTAAAGTCCAATGACTTATCTAAACTAGGAGATTGAAACCAAGTTCTGTCACCCTGTTGCTTTGCACGAAAGTGATGGTAGTGACCAGTAATTAAAATCTGACATTCACCTGCAGGAAGAAAGCCATACATCTGACCCTTCCACCAATTTTCTATTTTGTTTTCAGGATTACCACCACTAAACCCTGTCATGTGTCCATGTGTCCACCCACAAGTTATGCCTTTGATGTCCATGACTTGATGAAATCCATCAGGTATATCTACCGATACTTTTTTATATCTATCTGGGTTAGCCTTCATTATTTCTTCACATATTTGCAAGTGCATTGTGTCTGTGTTGTCTAACCTGTCAGTAACAACTTGACCTTTCTGAGAACGAGATGCTTCTCCATGATTTCCTGGACATCCTGCCAATGTTAATTTATCAGCATGAGGTAGAAATGTTTCTATGGTTTTCATCATCATTGACCTAGCCAACGCATACTGTTCTATCAGTGTCAGTTCAATATTAAATGGTTGGCTGTCATAGAATCCATAACAGTTTTCTGTTAGGTCACCCAGACCTATCATGTATATCTCATCTATCATTACACCTGACTTACGCAGTTCTTTTATTCTGTTTACTGAATCTTGTAGTGCTATGTCATATCTTTTGATAGTGTTCTCAACACCATAATCTTTTTTTCCAAGCTGCCAGTCTGCCATAAAGAACAAAAAAGCAGTGTCACCTCCATGTGTTTTAGGTTTTAGTGTTGGTTTTCTACCTGCTTGTTTAAACAATGCTTGAAAGTATTTATCTTGTCCAGGTCTTTTCTTTTTTACAAGTCCTTTAAATGCAAAAAATGTTTCTGTTCTTCCACCTTTTAATTGAACTTGCCATGAAGATGACCTTACTGTACCTTCAATCTCATATAGTTTTGGGTCATAGCCCCATTGCCTGAGTATCTCATCAAACTTGTTATTGTAATTTGGGTCTGTTCCTACATGTGTGATTTCACCTTGACCAGTGTGGTCATTGATGTCTACGCCAGGTTTCCATCCAGATTTGTAGAAGTTGTTACCCCATTCTTCTGGTACTTTAGGCATGATACCTCCTTTGCCCTGTCAATATCATTATACAGGGCTAGGAAGACAATATTTTTATTTAGATATTTGTTTTTTTGCGTATGTCTTGATAACTGCTAATGCAGCACCACCACCTGCTAATGCAGCTAACTGAATTGTTTCAGCTTCTACACCAACTAAAGGTGCTACTGTTAATGCACCAATGAACGCTTCAATGAAGGTCCAGGCAGTTCGTTCAAGCATATCTTTGAGGTCTTCACTCATTTTGTAACTCCATGCTTCGTTCCAAGGAGTCCACCATAAGTCCTTTTTAAACTTACCCTCTTGGTTTCTTCTTCTATTATTCTTCTCAAATAAATCTGTCATTATTCTATTACCTTTCCACTGAGTTTTGATTTAATTGTTAAAACATTTCCATTTATTTCCTGCAATTTTTCATAAACTGTGGTAGATGATACTGTCTGGTCTTTTGGTGTGTTGTCTTCTTCACCTTGTTTAAACAGGTTATCAATAGTTGTGTATTCAATACTAACTTTCTTACCTTGT